AGGAAGAATAGTCAATCCTTTATCTTTACCATTACCAATTTTAATACTCAACCATTCTGGCTTTAACCCACCTTTTCTGTTAACAAGAACCTTGAAGAAAATTAAATCAGAACCACCTATATCATCATAAACACCATCAATCGAAACTATATCACAGACTAATTGATTACTAAATTCACCTTCCTTATCTCTTACCTGCAAAAATAATCCTTCATTTGTGAAGAAAAAAGGAAACCAATCCTGTTCCAAAACATCTTTGAGCTTAAATGGTGTATTGTATAATGCTAATTCGCATTGTTTCTTGAATTTACAAACACCATTTACAAAAGCACCAACAGTCTTAGCAAACTTTGGGCAGCCATACAAATGAAGTATTTTTGCGTCTTTAGTAATCCAAGAAGATTGATGTAGAAACTGCTGTTTAATTAGTTTCTCATTAGTCTCACCTTTCCAGGTTAAAGACTTATGTATAAAATCATCCTCTGCTGTTTTATCAAAGACTGATTTAACTGCATATACATGAGACATTATATCCCATTCTTCATACCTGTGATTACTCCAGTCACTGTCTAATTGCTTCAATACTTCACAATGCTGCAATGCAAAGTTAACATGCTCAACTGAAAACTCACTTAAAGAATACTCCTTACTATCCACAGAAATCAATTTCAATTCATTTTTAACAAGAGAATTTACTTTATTGATAGACAAAAGTTTACCAAATTTAATTATAAATAATTCCTCAGTAAATGTTCTTGTCTTGGCTACAATACTGTTAACAGCATCAGCTTGCTTAATATTCTTCTTAACCAAAGAAGAAAACGCTGTAAGGATAGCTTTATCATCAATCCAATCTTCACAGACCCAAAGAAAATGCCAACCTTTATATGTCTTGTGAAGATAAGTTGGCTTAATAAATTCATTCTCATTGAATAAAGACTCTATTTCTTCAAGAGATAAACGACTATCCAAATCAGCATAACCTACACATTTTGTTCTAAAGAAAGTATCATGAGATGGTGCACCATCTAATGTATGTAAAGCCAAACATATCCTATGTGTATTATTTAAAGTCTTAAATGTATCTTCAATGCTAAATGAACCTACCATACTATTCAAAGAATAGTATTTATACTTCTCATTGTCGTGAATAGTAACGATAACATTGTCGTTGATTTTGCCTTTATCATCTATCCAACCTAAATCTTGACAAACATCTCTGACTTTACATAATTCTTGTTTCATATTTAACCCCTATATACGAAGCTAACAGACTTGTCCATTTTATAGTATTTACAAGCATCTGAATAAGTGCAATACTTACATGCCCAAGAATGAAACTTTCCTAACGGAGCTACAACTCCTCTCATACCATCTGAAACATACTTAACAACTTGCTTAACATACTCTTTATCTAAAGGCTTACATTTACATATCTTAACTTCAGTCTTTGTAACATAATGCAATTCTTTACTGATAATTAAATCACTCACTTGATTACGATACATAACATTATATAAACTTACTTGAAACAAATGACTAAAATCAGGCACATCTTGCTTAATAGCTGAAGTAGTTTTCAAATCTATAAGACGTTTATCAGTAAGTATATCAACATAACCAACTACCTTCTGATTATCAAAGTAATCCTCTAAATAATACTCAACTCCTTCTATATTCTCGTCCATAATATCATATAAAATCTCACAATAAGAATCAACCATACTCTCCACAGTCTCAATAATCTTATCTGTAACCTTATCATTAGGATTTCTTTCCTCAAAGAGATACTTGGCTTTCTCAATAGCTTTTACAAAATTAACACTCTCTGTAAGCAAAAGATGCTCTATCGCACCATGGAAAAGTAACCCACTTATAAGACTACTCGATAAAGGTGGCTTCTGATAAACTGCATCTTGCTTCAATTTCAAAGCATATGGGCACCTTAAAAACAAAGAGATAGTTGAAGCAGATAAATGTGGAGGTAAATTTTCTATAATAAAATCAGTTTCATTTTCCATTCTAAATCTCCTCTAAATTAAATTGACTTTCTCTTAAAACATCTGTTACATCTTTTTTACTTTGTAAAATTTGATAGACCTTATTATCTATAGCATTACCAAGAATATGATATACCACAACCTTATTCTTCTGTCCAGCTCTGTAAACCCTACTTAAACTCTGAACATAATCCCTGTATGCCAAAGGCAACGATAGAAATACCACATTCTTATACCTCTGTAAATTAAGACCTTCCTTGATACAGTATGTGGCAATCAAAGGTTTATCTTGCCTAAATACGCAAGTTTCTAATTGCTTCTTGTTATCACCTGTTATAAAATAACCATCAACATGCTTGGATAATTCATGGACAGGTGCAACAAAATTACTAAACACAACCGTATCAGGATTATCTTTAAGAAATTCAACCAGCCAAGCTATCTTTGTGTGATTAAAAACTTTATTCTCCCACACACCTTGCGCAATCTGATACTTGGCTATAAACTGCGTCAAAACATTGACATTCTTATCCAATACAATCTCGTTAGGTTTCCGGATAGGCTCTGTTTTAATTATAACATTTGATAACTCTGGTAACTCGATTACATCTTCTCGCTTTACAATACTGAGATAAGGTTTGAATAATGCGATATAATTTTCTTGACTTGTCCTTAATCTTTTAGGATTAAAGAAATTATCAAGAAAAAAATATCGATTGACAAGAACAGAATAACCAGACATGAAAGGTCGCTGATTAGGGCATAAAACTTTGAATGGGAACAAAAGCTCATGCCACTTATCAGCGGGGGTTCCTGATAGCATCAAACAAGGAATATCTGGAAACTTCTGCCGTAATTGCAAGGCTACCTTTGAAACCTTGGCTTTATTGGATTTTAATCTATGGGCTTCATCAAAGATTATGAAATCGAATGTTTGAAATTTACTATCAATCATACGATTGCGAAAGGTCTCATATGACATGATAGTAAAGATATTAGGATTAAGACCGTATGTATTTATCTCATCTTGCCAAGAGATAAATACATTTTTAGGACACACCACAAGTATATTATTACTATGCAGTGTGTCCACACAGGCACAAGCAAACCTTGTCTTGCCTGTTCCTGTATCCCAATAAGCATACATCTTCCCTAATGATTGGAATAAATTTACTCCATCTTGTTGATGCTTCCAAAGAGCCATTGTTCTTATCCTTTCAATTAAAATGGCAACTCATCATCATCTTCAGTATGCTGTGGCAATTCTTTATCACCTTTGTTGTAACTTGTAAGCATTTCTTTAATGTTCTCATAATTAGTTTTTAATACTTCATCTTCTATCTTTATCTCTTCACTAACACCTTTAATTTCAGGTGTGTAATATATAATGGAACCCTTTTTATTTTTCTTTAACCCCATTGATACTTCTTTTAACAATGGTGGATTTTTGCCAAAATACTCAATCCAAGCCTTAATTGCAGACCCTTTCATGGGAAACCAAGATAGAATATACCTATCAGGCATTTCCGTATAGCCAAAGACCACTTGAATATAAGTCATCTTGGCACCTTGTTTTTCAAGATTGGCTGCTATTTCGGATAATGGCTTCCTTGTTATTAAACAAGAAGCATTTTTAAGATTTTTAGGCACATCTATGGGAGATAAATACTTCAAAGTTTCAGTATCGACGTCAAAATAAAGATACTGCCCTCGAATAGCCAAGACAGTAAATTTTATCGTGTTGCCCAAATCTGTATCACCAACGGCTTTTTCACTCATAATAAAATTACCATGCTGATGATTTATTTTAATCATCGGCAGCCCCAAAGACCTGCTGGTCTTCAACCCATTTGACTCTTCTGAAATGATTTGACTTTTAATACTCATGATAAAAACCTCCTTTTGATTTATTTACTCTTACTTGCTTTGTAATCTTCCCATGGGACTGTATTATATATTGCCTTGTGGTTACACCATCTGGCAAAATGTTTTTGTTCTGGTGTTGGCTCGTTTCCTTCCATGTCCCTGTATGGTTGGCAAAATGGATTAACATATATTCCTTTCAAAAATCTAACTCTTTCCAAAGCATCATCAATATCCTTAACCAAGACATAACAAAAATACTTTGAAGGCGTAACATTATGCCAACGTAATAATTCAACTGCTTTACGAACAGGTTCCATCATCGCAACCGAATCACAAGCTAAACGTAAATATGGTGACCATTTAACCTTACCAAGCAAACGAGCTATACCATCATCAATTAAACGTGCATCAAGCCCTTGATTAAAATCTATTTTTAATCCCAATTTGGCTATCTTCTCAATTTGTGCTATACCATGAGAATGAGCTAAGACATTATTATCCATCAATACAACTTCTTTATGCCTGGCAAAATCCTCTATATCGTGATGAGCTCTTATCTTGCCTTCTTTCTTTGGAACAAAACACCAAGGGCATGACCTAATACAACCTCGAGTCAAAAACCCATAAGATTTATCACAATTATAAAGGCTATAATCAGGCACCATGTTTTCAACTTCATCATCTAATGTTTTGGTGATGTCAAATCCTGTGCCACCATACACTGTTATTTCTGGTGGCAAGTATTTATTAGGTGGTGTCCAAGTGAAAATTTTTGACGTATAAACTCTATCATAATTCCCTATGATAGGATTAAACCATTCCACTGTATCACCATGGGCTTTATACCATGCAGACAGTTTCATCAAAGCTAAATTCGGATAACCATTATTCTCATGGTCATAAAGCCCAATCTTCATTGAATTTAATAAAATCCTCCTTTTGATTTTATATTTTCTTATTTCTTACAACTACTAACGATATAATAAAAATCCTTATCTGATGAAGTAATTACATACAAATCTTTACTGAAAAGTAATTTATTTACAAATACTTTATCCCCACACTTCTGTAAAATAGAAGTTAAAAATTTATTTTTTACACTCCATTCAAAATCTTTCTCTAACACACAATTTACTCTTCTTTTCCTTGACTCATCATTCCAATTAGAAATAACCAATTCTTTATTTTCAGATTTTATAGTAACGGCAGCATCCTTATCGCCAACCGTTGCATACTCAACAGCCTTCAAAAAAGGCTCCGTTGAAACGATAAAAATCAAATCAACATCTGATTTTATAAAATCAGCAACAGGAAGAAACTTTTTATCAACTAAACACACAACCCTATAATCATCATATTCCAATGATAAAGCATGTTCATGAATCTTAATCAACACACTCTTATCCTTTTTCTTTTTCAATTTAGAAAACCAAGTCATAACTTCTTCTGAAACCACCACACACCCAAATGGCCATTCAATATCCAATGAAATAGGATAATACATCAACCTAATAGCATCTGTTCGCATTACAACTAAACTATTGGATTGAACAGGATTTTTATCAAAAACAATACTGTTAAAACGTGCATCTTTAGAATCCTTTCTTGATGGAATAACCTTCAGTAAATCACTTGTATAATCAAGTAATGCTGAAGGTAACTGAATTTCCTTATCAAATTCAAGAGTGTTTAATAGCTGAATATAACTATCATCCGGAACTTCTGAAGAACCCTTAAAAATTATATCATCACCATATAAAACAGTTACTTTCTTATCATCAAATCGAATTGCTATATAATCATTATGACCAATAGTTTTAAGTATATTAAGTAACTCAATGAATGATGGTATCACAAACATACCATTGCCCTTGCATGTAACAGCCTTAAGATAAGCATAATAATCAGCGTATATAGAATGCTGATTATAATTAGAGTTAAACACTAAACATAACTCACATAAATTAGTTTTATCGTTAACTCTAACCGAAATAGGTGCCAAAGACTTCTTTGAACCTAACTTGACTTTAGATAATACAGTCAATTTCTCAACCATTTCTTTTACTTGACAAATAATTTCTATCATAATTTTACCTCCTAATGAGTTTAATACACTTCAAACAAAGTTCACACGCTAAAACTATAGTCATAAAACCCAACAAACACAACCCAAACATAAACATTACTTCCATAATTGAAGTCTCCTTTCATTTAATAAGCTTTAGAAATCTCAAAACATACTCACAAGCTACACCTGTCAACATAATACTCAACACTAAACCTAACAAACACTAAACATAAAAATCACTTTCACAAACATAGACAACACGTCCATAATTACCACCTCCTTTCATCGATGGATTTAATTCTTTTGCTTAAACGCCTTGATACAATCCCGCTCTGTAATACCAAGCTCTTTGAAAAAATCAGTTAAAAACAAAGACTTACCTTGCTTATATTTTATGCCTGCCTAATTTGTTTTCCAAATTTTTCAAATAATTCTTGTAACTCGTCTTTTTTGATATTACATAATGGTTTTATTTGTTGTGCTTGATTGATTATTATATCCTCGGTTAATGGTGTATCTTCATAAAACGTTTGCCTTAATGCTTGTTGGATACAATTTTCAATTTCAGCACCTGTAAAATCGGTCATATATTCATTGATTTTTTCTAAATTAAAATGATAGTATTGGTCTGGTAAATGTATCTTTATAATTTGTAATCTATCTGATGGTGTTGGGGTATTTATAAACCATATCTCATCGAAGCGACCCTTCCGCAAAAGTTCAGGTGGTAATTGAGATATATTATTTGCTGTGCATGCAACGAAGTTATTGTTATTCACATCCTGTAAATATCCTAAAAACATTCCTAACAAGCGATTTGTGATGCCACTATCATTATTTGATTTATATCCTGCAAATGCTTTTTCTATTTCATCACATAGGATGACGGCTGGTGCCAGGTTGTTCATTGTTTGTAATGCCATCTGAAAATGTTGTTCAGATTCCCCTACAAGGCTATTCAACACAGTATGGATATTAAATTGATATAATGGTAATTTCAACAACGTTGCTGCCATTTTTGCCACGAGGGTTTTGCCTGTTCCGGGGATACCTAATAAGCACATCCCTTTGATAGGTTTAATTCCATATTTCATAGCAGCATCCAGATTTTGATAAATCTTGGCTGTTTGACATAACCATTGTTTAAGATTATTCAAGCCACCGACTTGTGCCATATCAATAGTGGCAGGAATATATGTAAGTAATTGTTGATTATTAAAAATTTGATTTTTATATGTATAAATTTTTTGAACATTCACGCTTTTTGTTTCAGGATTGATAGCATGTGTTAACGCACCAATAATTTGACAGGTGGTTAGATTTCGAGTAGCATTAATAAGTTTTGTTACATTTGGGGTATTGATAAAATGACTTATGATGTCTTTGTGTTCTTGTTTAGTTAATGGTGGGAGTATAAGCTGCATTATGTATTGCTTATATTCCGTTGGGATGGGTTTTGTCCCCGCTATAATAACGGTTAAGCCTGTTTTGTGATACAAATTTTGAATTCTTTCTAAGTTTACATTTAAAATTATATTGTTCCAGGCTTTAATGAAAATAACCTGTTGAGGTGGGGAGTATTGTCTTGGTTGTGTCCATGCTTCAATGGTAGGCAATGCTGCAGCGGGGGTATATTTACAATTACGCAGGGTGGACACTATGCTTTTGACATAAGTCTCCACCCTATTCACCTCTTCTGTTTGGATATAAATAAGAGGTGTGTTTTTCAAAATACATTCATATAATTCATTCCACATCGAATTGTTCCACTTGTCAACGACAATTTCATTTTTTGACATTTTTACAACTCCTTTTATTGCCAAGGAAGGGACTCGAACCCTTAAGGCTTTACAGCCAAGAGATTTTAAGTCTCTTGTGTTTACCTATTTCACCACCTTGGCATCTAACTCTGCTTCATCCAGTAAATCTTGAGTAAGCTTATCGGGATAACCTTCAGAATACACTATCCTAATAATCCCTGCATTGATTAACATTTTTGCACAGATTACACAAGGAAACGTTGTGCAATATAACGTCGCACCATCAACAGAAAAACCAAGTTTAGCTGCTTGTATCAAGGCGTTCTGCTCTGCATGAAGACCTCTACACAATTCATGACGTTCTCCCGACGGTATATTCATCTGTTCACGCAAACAACCTGTCTCTTGACAATGTGGTAAACCAGACGGTACACCATTATAGCCCGTGGCTAAAATCCGCTTATCCTTGACCAATACTGCCCCAACTTGTCTTCTCATGCAGGTTGAACGTGTTGCCACCATGTTAGCCAAAGATAAAAAATAATCGTCCCAGGACGGCCTGCTAAAACTCATACACATCTCCTTTGATTTTTATTAAACCCTAACATTTCACGATTGTCAAGGGGTTTTTATAGACTTTATATAAGTAAATCCTGTAAAAATCTGTAATTATTTTTAAGAAAAAAATCATTATACTTTTCTCTTAAATCAATGAATAAACTCAAAAATAACAAATACTTAAACCTTTCAAATGCAGGGTAACTCCACCGTTTTTTATCAGGCGAAATATATCCTTTACGTTTTAATTCTTTATTTAATAACACATAAAACTCATGCTGAATTTTCCCTTTATTCACGGCAATTAAATCTAAAAAAAACTTAATTTCAGACTCATTATCAAAAAACTCATAAATGGCTTTCTTTAGCTCTTTACCATAGATACAATTAAAATCTTGGATATACTGCTCATAATCTATTTCTTTCATTTTTTTTCTCCTTAAGTATGTATTTTTGTAAAATCAATTCTAATGCCCTTAAATGCCACCAGGACGTGACTTTACGAAAAAGAATACTATCCTACCAGGATACTGTAAAAGTCTTTTCCTGCTGGCATTTAAAGCCGTTAAAATAGCAATCCTGTTACTGGACAAGGATAGAATAGCAAATGTCATATTTAACGATGCCATCCTTACCCAAATATGGCCAGGATATTTCATGCGCTGTTAACTCATGCCTTGGCAATGCTGTTTTTAAAACCTTGCGCCAAGCATCTAAAAACTCTGCCCCACAAATGATTTGAATGACCGTGTTATGATATGTGATGTCATAACACGGTATGCCAAACAACTGTAAATGTTTAATAATAAAATCTTTTTCCATATAAATTTTTAAAAATAACACAAAACCTCGTCTTCCGATACACATTTGTTCGGAGCATGGTCATAAAACCGCTTGGCTGCCCATTTGTCAACAAAATGAACTTCAGTATCAAAAGGATTAAGAGCCCAACTAAAAAATACTAAATTACCATTTTTATCAACTAATAAATAATCTTTATACTCCTTATAACCCGCATCAAATGCTAACATCTTAACACCCTCTAAATCAAAAATTTTCATTGTATCAATCTCCATTATTTTAAATTTTTAAGAGCCTTGATATAATGTCAAGGCTCTTATCGATACTATCTTAAATAGGCAGCGTGCATGAAATTTTTATAAATGACTCTCCACTTTACCCCATCAGAAGACAAATAACCCTGATAAATATCATCGGGGTCATCCCTGCCACGCTCAAAAAACAAAGCAGAGTTCTTAACAGGGATTTTTAATACGGTCACATTACCGTATCTTTTTACAGTCCCTTCAGACGTTGACAAAATAAAATCTGATGTAAAATAATAAACATATCGGGGGACACCTTTTACCGCAAAATGATAATAACAATACCCCGTGTCTTTGCACAGACCGTGGTATATTAACTCATCCCCAATTGCATAATCACCATTTCGCAGAGACCTATCAACCGAAAATTCTGTAATAATCATGTTTTTAATCCTCCATTTCAATTTTTTGTTTTTATCCTTCCCATATAAAATTAAACAATTATCCGTTAAATCCGAACAAATTCATATAACAAACTGTAAAACATCGGAAAAATAAAACATAAACTTTTATTTTATAAAATTTTATAAATAAACAAAAAGTATTTATAAAATTTTATAAAATAAAACCCTTGCCATACTGTTATGGATATGGCAAGGGTTGATTATGTTAAAAATTCAATCAACGGCTAATCCCTTTCGCAAATCACTGCAGTTCCTTGCGATGTTACACCTATCACTTTTACTGTATTCGTGATTTTATCTAAGGGAATTTCACGATAAGTATTTATGATTGACCAAGGGTCATAAAATATCGGTTCCCTTTGAATCATTTCCTGCTGGTCAAAATAATCAAATAAAATTAAACAAGCGCTCCGTGAAAATATCGAGCGCATATCTTTGCAGAATTTATGAAATGTTAAATGAGTTAGCATAGTTCAATTTCCTTTCTTTTTTGAAATTAAAAAATTTGAAAAACAACGGTGCCTTTAGCTGTGGCACCTAAAACTTTTGTTTCTTTTTTGAGATAAGATACCGCTAAAGATTTTTTATCATTCTCATTCAATCCATGCCAGTCAATATCAAAAAACTCTAAAATTTCTTCAAAATAATTTTCCGCAAAAAATTCCCTAATTTCTTCAGAATCAAATTCAATTTCTTTAAGATTATTTGCGTCAAAACTCGTTAAATAATCAAAAATAATTTCCAAGCCCTCATCTGAAAATAAGTTAACTGGAGCTGCCCTCATGTTTGTAATGAACTCATTTTTTGATAAAGCTTTCATTTTCTTAATCCCCTTTCTTTTTAGATTTAAGCTTTACAGCTTTTCTTTGATTTTTAGATTACCATATCCTAATATGATTGTCAAGAGCTTTTTTGTTTTATCTGAAATAATAACTCTAATAAAATCGTGTTAAAATTGTCCTTTAATCCAAGGGAACGGTAAAAATAGCCGTCCGTTAAAATTAAACAAATTGACCGTTAAAATTTTAATTTGTCCGTTAAAATTTTAACGCAAAAAATAAAAATCAATACATGCCCAAAGAAAAGTTATTTTTGTTTTATAAAATAAAATTTTATTTTATAAAACAAAAATAACTTTTAAGGGGCAATGGCACGATACCATCACCCCTTAAAATGGTTTAGATTTTACGCCAGCCGGTGTCAAACCCCTCTTTATGGCCAATTAAAAATTTCCAACCGGCCTTTTCCGGCCAATTCACCGGCCGGAGTATAAAGGGTCGAGGGGACTGCAGGATAGCAAGTCCCTCGACGTAATAGATGGTGACGTCACCATCTATTACGTCCCACCAACGGGTGGTGAGAAACAGTAAATCACTGCCATGACATATAAGGACTGCGTCGTAATCTTCTTCGAAATCGGTGGTCGAAATGACGCGGCTTCCATGAAAAACGCCGCCTACATTGCTAATTACACTTTCAAACGGAAAAAACACTTTGACCACGTCGCCATCGACACTACGGTAATACGTCCAATTCATTTCGTCCATTTTTCTAATTCCCTTTCATGATATTAAATTTAACTACACTATTGGATACACCACATCACAATATCACAATTGAATTTAATCTAAACTATAAGAAAACAAATGTTTTCTATCAAAAAAAATTGTTTCACATAGCCCTAAAGGACCTCTGTAAACAGAATTTTTTTTCAGCGCCACCAAAAAAACCGGAATCCCATCATATCCAAGGCGTCCACGGTCAAGGATGGTGGCGTCTTTTATCGCCTTAAAATAATAAGGAATTATTCTTATTTGAGACCCATCCCTGTCAGGGATGAACTCATACACATTCCGGCCAAAACCGTCTTTGTGGCTAAAAACCACACGCCCATAATTTTCACCCTTAATGTCAAAGCCGTTCACGATAAAAGAGTCGCAATAAAACATAAGACACCCCCTTATAAGATATGTAATAACCTACATTGTTGGTTACACAATACCAAATCCAATTTACATTGTCAAGAGCTTTTTTGTATTATTCAAAATAATAATTTTATAAAAATCGTGTTACTTTAGATAGCCAAGGAAACAGGGAAAGACAACGGCTTGGATTAGGCTCAGCCAAGGATAGAATAGCATGGCAGGATATGGACAAGGATAGCCTGGCAGAGCTTCGCAGGGCTCGGCCTGGACAAGGATAAGGATAGCATGGCAGAGCTTCGCAGGGCTCGGCCATGGATAAAAATATAAAAAATCAACAAAAAATGCTATTTTTCCTAATAAAATCAAACTGTTACAACGTTTTTTAGCTGTATTATAAAAAAGACAGGTTGATTAAGTGACTTAAAGCTTTATTTAATAATATCGGTTATTTACATGCTAAAAAAAGCGAAAAATTTATTATAAAACGGGTTATATAGTTTTTTGAGCGCTGGAAAAAGGTAGTAGTAGTAGTAGTAGTAGTAGTAGTAGTAGTAGTAGTAGTAGTAGTAGTAGTAGTAGTAGTAGAAATAGAAATAAAATATATTATTTATTATTATATAAAAATAAAAACCCATCTGCCATTTCATTGACTCAATAAAACCCTGATTTTATTCAATATTTTTACGGGGCTCTTTTCTTTGATTCCGAGGCCGATTTGGGGCATGTATAAAAATTTTTAATAGTGAAAAATCGACTAACTTTTTAACAATTCACTATTAAAAAATTTTATTTATAGTAATAAATTTTATAGTTGAAAATTTTCTTAATTAAATCAATATGTTATAAGGGCTATTTGTAACATATTGATTTTATTGCGTTTTGAAATGAAAATTTACAAGTAACTTGTAAATTCATAATTTTATAGTTACTATAGGTTTTTCCTATATGTGCAATTTTTGCACTTTTTCATAAACATTTTTAAGTTAATAAAATTTATTAACTTTTTTAATACAGGGAAAAGTGCAAAATTTGCACTCTAAATTAAATTGTTTAATGTTAAGAATGTTTATGTTTTATGTCGTATAACTTCCATTATGTAAAATTCCAAGTTATTTTAGCAATTCTTTTAACTTTAGATTGCTAAGCCATGCCATGCTGATGCCATTCCATGCCGATGCCATTCCATTCCATTCCATGCCATGCTGATGCCATTCCATGCCAAGCCGGGCCCATTCCATGCCATGCTGATGCCATTCCATGTCATGCCAAGCCGGGCCCATTCCATGCCATGCTGATGCCATTCCATGCAAATTTGCCAAGTGCATGCAAGTTAAGACAAGAGGCGTTTGGCGGCATTTGGCGGAGGCAAGGAGGGCATAATGAAATTTCCCGAAACGCAAAACGCCCACAGGCCTCTTCAGTCTAACTATCCGTGTCTGCGCAAAATTAGCTATATAATGCGAGGCTTTCTTTTCATTGATTAAATGCCTTTACTTTTTTCTTGACAAATAAAATTTTAGTTGTATAATATATTGACAGATATATTTTAGTATAGTATAAATTAAGTAACCTATAATAAAACATAGGTTAATCCAATTCTTTGACGAGGGTTTAATAATGGATAATACGTTGAAGTCCAGTTTAGATAATGTTAGTATAATTCAAAACACAGGCAATAATACATCGCAGTTTAATACTACTGAAGGTTTTGAGAAGCAAGAAGAAAATAAAGCTGAAGACAGTATTTTAGCTGGTGATGACAGAGATTTGATTTTATTATCCACTGCAGGTAGTAAACTTCTTGGGTATAATGAAGTAAAGGCTTTTGTATTAGGTGCTAAAAATAGGGCAGTATCTGCTTGCACATTACGTCAGATGAAGGTAATAGACTACCTTCGTGAGTTAAATGGAAATTCAATCATAACAGAACCTGATTTAGAAACAGGAAATTGGCGGACTAACATTAAGTCTTCTTTGTTTTTTCAGAAAGTAATTTTCATATCTTTGTATTTGCGTAGTCTATTAAAATCCTCTCAAGATAATTTCATCAATTTCAGTTCTGAAAATCCTATTCTTCCTTCCTTGTATAAGAAGATTTTTGATATAGCAGCGAGTAAAACTGATTTTTATGAAGCTATAGAGAAGAGTTTGTTTTACAGTGTATTATCTTCTTATTTATCTCTTGAGATAAAGTGTGATTATGTTGTTAATGAATTAGGTGAGGTTACACAAGATGTATCGGTAAAACCTATACATCCTTTGCTTTGTAATTTTAATGAAGATAAGACGATAATAGAAGTTATAAATTACATACCATATGAGGTTGCATACAAGCATAATTTAGTATGGGATTATCCAGTAGAGGATTTGAAACCTTATTATAAAACAAAAGAAGTTGATAAAGTCTTCTATAATGTAGTATCAACAGACCCTTCTTATTCATCTTCTGTTAAGGTATCAGATGTTTATTGTAGGTTTGTGAGTCCAGATTTTGTATCTTCTTTGTATAAGTTTACGATAGTTAATGACATATATTTAGTATCTTATTCTCTTGTATCAGACTTAGATAGTGGAGTTCCTATTATTTTTGAGAGTTTTTACAGTGATGATGTTCAGGTATCGTTTGCTGATTTGGTATGGGATTATTTCAAAGAGGATTCGAGATTTTTAAGGGGTATAGTTGATAGGGGTGTTTTGTCAACTGCTTCTGGATTTAACTTAAACACACAGGCATTAGCTGAAGGAGAGAATACTATAACTATATCTCCATTTACAGTTGTTAAGTCAATAGGAGAGAAGCCTGCGGTATCTACATTTCAGTTAGCTTCATTTGACCCTAATCTTCTTCCAGTTAGGCAGCTTTTGGTTAATGAAGTTCAGAATATAACTGGAATGACTGAGTTTTTGATGGGTATGCCTACATCTAAAGGTCGTCCTACTGCGAAAGAAGTTTCCTTGAAAACTCAGCAAAATTCTGAAATGATTTCAACTATTATATCGAGGATAGAGAGTAGTTTCTTTGTTAAGGCTGCGAAGAAGATGTTAGCGTTGTATTGTTTGTATAAGTTTGATGATATAAAAGATTTGCTTAATGATAATGAGAATCAAGTTCTTGTTGATAAAATGGCTTCATCGCAAGAATATACTGATACTAATAAAGTATTATATAGTATGTTATTAGATGGAATATCTATTACAGTTAATGGTATGACTACTTTAGTTAAGTCACAGAATGAAGTTCAAAGTATAATGGAATTTGTTCAATTGTGTTCACAATTAGGTTTAACTCCTTATATAGATATGGTTACGGTATTTAAGGAATTGTTTAAGCGTATGAATTTACCGTCTGATTTTGTTAGGATACCTACTCAAGAAGAGATGGTTGCTATGGCTCAGCAGCAGCAAGCGCAGCAGCAGAAGTTACAGGAAGTTAGTGCTAAGGTTGGTAATGAGGTTATATCTGATAAAGATTTACTCAAGACAACTCTTGGCAATAAGAATGGTAATATATTTAGTTCAATACTTCAAATGGTTTCTGGGGGTCAGTAATGGATTTGTCTTTGATTATGTCATTTTTATTTTTCCTTTGTGGTTTTTTGGTGTGTTGTTTACTTGTGTTAATGTGTTTTGTTTATAATATAAAAACAAACATGAAAAAAATATTAAATTGTGTTAATGGTTTATGTTGTGATAATAAAGATAAGTATCAATCAAATATAGGTAGTAATATATCTATATCTGGCAGTGATATAAATAAACTTCGTGATTTTTTTATTCCGAAGGTGAATACTAATGAATGAATTTCATCCTGATTTAGATTTTGATAGAGATATATTTAGCAGTAAAGATGGTTTCTTGACATATAAAGGTATAGAAATTGGTCGTAAATGGGGCAGGTCTATCTTTATAGAGTATTCATCTGATATAGGGTTATTGGATGCTTTGATTATAGATTTGATAGACAAGTTAAATTTCTATGATGCAGTTGCGTTATCTGATTTAGATAGGCCTAATAGGTTTTATTTTGTCACAAGGAATGGGTTTAATGTGTATTTTACTATGTCTGTTTATGCTTATAATTATATAGAGAAAACCTATTTTAATAAGTTATTAAAGCGTTCAGTATTTACTTGCGATGCTCCTTGGTTAAGTAATGCGTCGAGGTTGTATTTAATAGAGCAGAATAAGTTAACATTTGAGCAGTCTAATGATATAGATGAACAGGTATGGAAAGAGGCTCTGAAATAGACAAGGAATTTATCAACATGATTGACAGATATAAAATTTATAATGAGGATAGTTTTAAGTTTTTACAAAAAATACCAGATAAGTCTATTGATTTTATTTTAACAGACCCTCCTTATAATTTGAGTCAATACTCAACAGGTAACATGAGGTTTAGTTGGAGAGCCGATATAAATAATGATGTGGCTGCATGGGATAAAAATTTTGACCCTATTAAATTAAAGGATGAGTTTATAAGGGTTTTAGCTCCTACTGGTAATTTGTTTGCTTTTTGTTCTTATAATATGGTAGGTAGATGGCATGAAATCTTTGACCCCATATTTGATACATTTCAAGTGTTTATTTGGCACAAAACAAATCCTGTTCCTAAATTTAGGAAGGCAGGATTTTTGAATAGTTGTGAGATGATAGTGTGTATGTGGAACAAAGGGCATACATGGAATTTTGGTAATCAACATGACATGCACAATTTTTTTGAGAGTCCTATTTGTATGGGGCAGGAACGAGTTGATAATCCTAAACATCCTACACAAAAACCTGTGAAATTATTGAAACATTTAATAAAAATAGCTTCAAATGAAGATGATATTGTATTAGACCCTTTTATGGGTGTAGGTTCGACAGGGGTTGCAGCTCTTGAAATGAACAGGCGGTTTATTGGAATAGAGTTAGAAAAAGGTTATTTTGAGGCTGCAAAGAGAAGATTGCAGAACATTCAGTGTTTACCAAGTGAGATTGATTGATATGGCTAAAGAGATAGCTAAATATGTTCCGGCCACTAAAGGTGATTTAGTAGCTGATAAAGTTAAAGACTTAAAAAATTTAATAAATTTTATTCAAAACAAGACAGAGTCTTTGAGTTCATGCAGGGATGAGATAGACACTACTCTTCTTGTTACGCAGGTTCATATAATACAGGAGTTGTTGAATAAGTTAGAACGTGTTGAGTTAAACATGGTTTCTAACAGGACAGATATATTTTCAAAGGTAGATAATGAGTATTTGAAGAGGAAGTTATTGGCAGAGGTAGATAAGGTTTATTTACAGGCCATGAAGATAAAAGTTGATTTATTGAATGCTATATCAAATATGGGTAAGACAAAAGAGGAAGCTAAAGTTATGGTTCCTGTGCAGATAAATGTTATGGCGCAGGAGTCTAACATACCTGTTGTAGAGGATTTATAATATGAATACTAAACCTTTGACATATAAAGTTGAGGATGTTAATTTTCCTATTGCTAATAATTTATTTTTTATTTTTGACAGTGAATTTATAAAAGGATTAACAATAGGTATAAAGTTTCCTTGTGTTGTTAGAATGTTTGTTGGTTCAAATGAAGTTGTTTCAGTCACGAAAAATAATGCTGAAGTTTTAACTATAGGTAAAGATTCTGTTATAGGTGATTATTTTGAAATCAAAGTTAATGAAAATAAGTTATTTTTTACACAGTATGCTGATAATTTAGTTAGTAGATTTGTAAGTTCAGTTGTAAATATATTTTTACCAAGTTTACATAATGTAAAGTGTAATATTGATGGTTATTGTAATAGATTTATATTGACAAAACCTGATTTTTATGTTATACAAAATTATAATGCATTTATAACAGATTTCTTTGATTATTCAGTTAGTAATAATTCAAATTGTAATGTAAAACTTGAAACTAATTTAAGTTACAGTGACCCTATTTCACAATGGGGTGCAAGATATTTAATTACTTGTAATTATAACCCTTTATTATTATATAAAAATATAAGGTCAGTGTGGTGGCAGTGGTTTATAACTAATACTTGGTTATCAAGATATACTTGGGCTGATGTTGTTACTACATTAAATTGTTGGTGGCAATTTCCAGGGAATATTTGGTTGACAAGAGGGACTTGGTCATGAATGTAGTATCTATAAAACAACTTCCATTAGATAGTTTCTTTGGTGATGGTGTTATTTACACTGCCAGTAAAGGTATTCAGTTACCATATATTAAACAATCATTTCCAGTTGTAATAGTATTGCAGGATTTAATTGATGCTGCTGCCTTTAAGTTTAACATTTATTACAATAATTTTTTTGCTTGTAAATCTAATGATAATACAATTTGTTCTTTTTATTCTAATGGTGTTTTGAAATATACCATTACAGTTAATCAATATCTTGGGCAGTTAATGTTTGGTAATCAGTTTTATTTTTTTTATCAGGATGGTATTAACTTAAAATGTGTTGTAATAGATTTAGCTTCTTATACTGCAAAAACTATTATAGTAACATTGAATGGTGCTTCAGTAACAGGTCTTAAGGTTAGGCAGTTTACTTCACAGTTATTTTCTATTATATCAGCTAATCCAACTACTATTCATCTTTTGACTATGTTAGATGCAGCTTCTATATCATCAGCTTCTGATGGTTCAACAGTTAATTTAATACCTTTTACTTATTCTGCTATAGCTAATCCTACATTAAATATAGATTGTATTTATAAAGACAATACAGTTCATCTTTTTGGTGATGATGGTACTGTTGAGTTTAAGTTAAATATAGGTGATTTTACTTATTTAAGTATGTTAAGAGTATTGCAGTATAGGCAATCTCCGTTTGAGACTATGGATAGTATATCAGAATTAGGTCAAGGGTTACAGTATTTATATACTTTGAATAATAATTTTTATAAGTTTTATAATAAGATACACCAGAATTATGTTTGGATAGATAGTAGTAGTAAGAATATATTTTTAGGTATATCGTATCATTTTTTAAGTCCTGTATGTTACTATGATTTTCTTAACAAAACGGTGAATTTTTTAACTTTTGATTTAGTGGATGATGGAAAGCAAGGTAGTTTATTTTACAGTTTTGGGTGTAATGTATTTTATCCTAATAATTTATTATATAATAAGAAACCTTTTTATTTAGATAGTGTTAAAATAGATTTTGGAGAGTTTTTTGATGTATTGAGTTATGATTTTAATTTTGATGTAATGTATAAAGGTGTTAATAGGGTATTCCCTTTTAAAGGTGATATTACAAGAGTATCTTATCCTGTATCTATATGGGCTGATAGGTGTTATTTTTCTTTGGTATCTAATTACTCTGGTTTCATTAGAGATATTGAATTTACTTTAGGATAATTATGATAAAGTTTTTTAATAAAACATTGAAAGTTAATAAAGGTGTTGTTATATTAGTTAAAGGTAGTAGTATTGTATCTGTAATAATGGTATCTACTACTACAGACATAAATCCAGCTGTTTATAATGCTGATTTTGGAATTTTATTATTGGAGGGTAATTGATATGGCTAATACATGGTATTCTTCTTTTGGCGAATTTTTGAGACCAACATTACAAAATATATATATTGGTTTGATATTAAGTAATGGTGTTGAAGTAAGTGGAGGTGGATATAGTAGAGTTCAATGTAATTCTTTAAGTGTAACAGAAGATAGTAATTATATATATGTTCAAAATAACATTATTATTTCATTTCCTGTTGCTACAACTGATTGGGCTACTTCATCTACTTATCCTATAACTCAAGTTGGTTTATTTGGGACATTAACAGGAAATAGTTTACTTGGTACATATACGATAGGAGCTAATAGATATTGTTATACAAATGACCAAATTATTATCCCTATTAATAGTCATAAAATTTATTTTAATAAATCAGTTTAATTGATTTATATTTTTATTTAATAAGGAGGATGTTATAAATGGCTTACAATCCAACACCTTTTAGGCCTTCGGCAACTGACCCTGATACAATACCAGTTGATTTAAATAATGCTAATAATAATTTTACTATTCTTGGGCAGTGTTTTGTTAATAATGACCCAACTACAGCTAAAGCTAATGATAGTGATAAAATTGATGGTATAGACTCAACACAATTAGCAAGAGTTGATACAATTCCTACATTTACAGGTGGAAGAGACACTGTAACTGGTGGTAAAATAAATTTAGTTAAACCACTTACAACTAATTTATTAAGTGATATATCTGTTGATTCTTATGATTCTTCTAATTCTTCATTTAGAGTTTCTGCAACTAATTCTAAATCACAGGTATCAGGATGTAAATTAAATTTTGAAAATTTAACTACATTACATGATATATGTTTAGTTGATAGTAATGTTACTAAAACTATTTCAACAGCTACAGAAAGTGAATTAAAAAATGTTTTAAATGAATATAATTATATTGCTTTACCTTCTGGAACTACACTTACAATAAATTTACCATCAGGAGTATTTAATTTAACAGCACCGCTTACATTACCTCAATTAGGTGGTAATACTATAGTTTTAAATGGTGTTGCACCTACGTATTATCCTATATCGAGTTCTGGAAGTGTATCAGGTTCAGCAGGTAATTGGTCTGTTCCTATAACTTTATCTAATGCAACTGGTATAAATGTTGGTGATTATGTTGGTATAGATGGTAATGTAAATGGTACAGGAAGTTGGTATTGGGTAGCTGGTTGTTGGAAAGTTACTGCGGTATCAGGCAATACAGTTACGGTTAAGAATACAGCAAGGTTTTCTTCTGTTCCTACATTTACTTTAACAAGTGGCAATTTTTATAAGTTTAATACAGTTTTAAAACAAACAACATCTGGTGCCGTGGGTATAAATTTGTATAATCTACGTGAAGTGTCATTAAATAATGTAGCAATAGTTACAGATAATAGTAATGGTATAGGTTTACAGATTTATAATTGTTCTAATGTTAATATAAGACAAGTTGGTATAGTTAATTTTGGTTCTAATTTAGTAATGTCATATGGAACATCCAACATAAATTTAAATGGGTTTTTGATGTGTTGTGGTTGTGCAACATCTCATAGTGTTACATGTAGGTGGGGTAATAACTATATAGAAGGTAATGGTTATTATTTAATAACAAACGGTAATTTTGGTTTAGGTTTTTATAGTATTGCTAATTCTTGTTCAGACATATCACTAATATCTTGTGCTAATAATTCTAATGGTTTTGAAGGTGATTTCTGTAATTCATATTTTACTAATGTTGTTGCTAAAAATAATACTTATACTGATATTATTGCTATGTATCAATCCAGAGTTGTTATCCCTTCATCATCTACATATGGAACAATAAGCCCTACTGTAAATTCATGGGGTAATAATAATTCTTATATTGCAACTTATTAAAGGAGGTATTAAAATGGTAAAAGATAAAAAGTGGTTAAGTAAGTTAGCACCTAAACTTAAGAAAGGTGCTTTTACAGAGTATTGTGGTGGCAAGGTTACAGATGAGTGTATTCAGAAAGGGTTAAAGAGTCCTGATGCAACAACACGCAAAAGGGCTGCTTTAGCTAAAACTTTTAGAAGTATAAAACATAAATAAGGAGGTTTTTATGTTACTTGTTTTAAAAGAAGATAATTCTGTTTTTGCGTTGCATGATGATGTTTTGTCGGATATGATTTGTGAAAGGTACCCTGAAAATTATCATGTTATTAAAGTATCAACAGAAACACTAAATACTTTAATGGATAAAACTAAAAAGCCAGACAATGAATTTAGTCCTTTTGCTGGTTTAATGGGTTCTATTTTGGATTTAACTACATTTGAATATGAAGATATTTCAGCTGAATATCTAATCGAGAGGCTTAAAAAACAAGGTGCTGTTTATAATTTGAATGGTGTTAATTATACCATTTCTTTAACTTCGGATGATGCTGTTGGGTTGATGCAGATAAAGACTGCGTTTGATTTAGGTGTAACAAATACAGTTTTGCATTGTGCTAATGGGACTAAAGTTCCTTTGACACCTCCAGATTTGATGCCATTGGCGCAGTGGTTTACACAAAAAAGGAACCAGTTTTTTGTTCAGTAGGTGTTTATTATGACTTGGGTTAAGAAAGTTTTAATAGGTCTTGACCAATTCGTTAACGCCATTTTAGATGGAGACCCTGATGAGACTATTTCATCGAGGGCTTTCAAAGCAAAATTAGAAGGAAAATGGTGGGGATTTGTTTTATGTAAAATCCTGAATTTTATTGATACAGGCCACTGTGAAGAGTCTGTAGAATGGGATGAAGGTGAATCCATCCAGGAGGTGTTAAAACATGAAAAAGGTGTTTAGTTTTATTATTTTGTTGGTTTTAGTTGCTATGGTCGTTAGTAATCTTAATGCTGATTCTATTACCAGTTATTGTTCTTTAGATGGGCGAGAACTGATTGGCAATGTCAATGGTGTATATTATGAAACATCGTCAATTAAATGTAGTGATAGTATTGAACAGTGTTATACTACTTTGTTTACTACTCCAGATAAAGATAATTATCATATCTACAATTTGAATTTTGATTGTGATAATTCAACAATTTTGGTTAATGGTGTTAGATGTTTTTATAATGATAATGATTCTACTTTGACTTGTGTTGTTGCAGACGACAAGAACTTTATATCATTTTCAGCTAATGGTAGGAAATTTATTTATCCTAAAGATGTTCCTTTAATGAAATTTATTGTGAGGTGACTAATTATGCGTGATAAATACTTGGCTATAATAGATGATAAAGCTAAACAATATGGCGTAGATAGTGCTTTAGTTAAAGCTATAGTAGATGTTGAAAGTTCTTGGGTTGAAACATCTTTTAGATTTGAGAAGAGTTTATATGAAAAATACATACAGAAACCTGACTCATTCAAAGTTGTTTCACCCGAGACTATTGATACTACTTTAGTTTTGTTATCTTCCTCTATAGGGTTGATGCAGATATTAGGTTCAACTGCAAGGAGTATAGGGTTCAATCAAAGGCTTTCTTCTTTATTTAATCCTGAAGTTAACATTGATGTAGGGTGTCGGTATTTAGCAATGTTATGGAAAAATTATTATAGTAAGTATGGTATTAAAGGTGTAATTTCAGCATATAATGGAGGTAAGCCTTTAGTTAAAGATGATTGGACTTTTGTCAATCAGGGTTATATAGATAACGTTTTATTGGCTATGAAACAATATAACGGAGGTAAATAGTATGGGATTTTTAGATTGGTGGCAAGTATTACATAAGGGCTATGAATTATCTAATGCTGCTGCTTGGAAAAATGTTCAGAATGCTATCAATGTAATAGCTGGTATTTTGTTTATTATAGTTCAGAGTTATCAGTTACCTATTGATAAAGATATGGTTAATCTATTGGCAGGTGGTATAGTTGCTGTAGTTAATATATTTTTGACGATAGCAACAAGTAAACAAGTTGGATTGAACATAGGAGGTGCATCATGAATGCTGTTGTAAGTTCGATTCAAAAAAGTGCTTTAATAGGTTTAGCGAAATGGATTACATCACCTGATGCGTGGAATAGTGTATCTGAAGCTGTTAAATCTATTAATGACAATCCTAATATGAGTGGTGAAGAGAAAAGGGCAGTAATTATTGCGGGTGTAAAAGAAGCTGGTTGGAAGTGGGCTAACTGGGCGCTTAATCTTGTTATTGAGATTGCGGTATCTGTTATTAAGATGCAGGCAGACCAGCAGGCTTTGACTGGAGAGAAATAATGCAAACCCTGTTTATACAAAGATAAGCAGGGTTTCTATTATGGGGGTGTGCATGGAATATACTTGTCAGTATCATATATGTGAAAATTATAGTTGTGAATGGAAAGATAGATGTTTTAGAAATATAATTAATTATGATAAAGAAAAAGTTCCTGCAGAATTATTGTTTAGAGCTTCTCCTTATAGAGGTATTTGTTATTATTACATGCCTTTAGATAAAACAGAAGACTATGGTTGTTTAAGTCAAACATATTAAAGGCGGGGTATCTAATGGCTGATATAGTTTTAACAGCTAAACAAAAAGAAATGTGGGATTCATTTCTTAATAATGATTATAGATGGGTTGTTGCTGTTGGTGGTAAAGGTTCAGCTAAAACAGCTTTAATAACTTTTTTATTAGCTCATTTATTTTTCAGTGAAGATTTTGCTGGGTCGAGAATTTTAATAGCTCGTGAATCTTTGAGAGACCTTGAGAATACAATTATATCAGAGTTTAATAGATTAAGATTAAAACTTAACATTCCTGAAGATTTAATTGAACAGAATGCAAAGTTACAGAAATTTTTGAACACACAGAATAATACAGAGTTATACTATTTGTCATTGTCTGATAAAGGTGACCAGTATAGGTCTGTGTTGTCGTATGAGTTTAACATTGTGTTCATTGATGAGGTGGACAGAATATCTCAAGAAGCTTTTAAGGAAGTATCAGAACGTTTGAGGTTTCCGCATAAGTTTAATAAAGGGTTTCTATCTTTGAATCCAGTGCCTGAAGTTCATTGGGTTTACAAGAATTTTGTAGAAAACCCAATTCCAAATTCTATTGTTATAAGGAGTAGTTCTTATGATAATTATTTAATCATAAAGATACCAATTAAAACATTAGAAAATTTAGTTGAGTATAAATACAAAGATAAACTGTATTATGTGAAAGATAACATAAGATATGAAATTATAGGGCAGCAAGATGGGTTTTATTTTGTTAAGCGGTTTCATTTACCACATTCTTGGTATGTAGAGCTTGAGTATAGACCTTATGCTTATAAACGTGTAATGTTAGACGGTTATTGGGGTTCACCTAATGTAGGTGATGGTATTTATTCTTCTTATTTTTCGGAGAATAATATATTAAAGAATCAAATATCTTTGTATGATATACACTATTATGGCAGGTTATATGTTGGTTTAGATTTTGGCGTTAGACATCCAGCGTATATTTTATTTTATGAAGATGAATGGGGTAGGATTACTGCTATAGATGAGTTACTTGGGGATGATATTTCTTCTATAGATTTTGTTGGTATAATAAGAAAGAGATTAAGAGAGAAGTTTAAGATAGATATTCAGGAGGTGGTTATTTATGGTGATGTAGCTGGTTCTTATAGGGAGCAAGGTGATGGTTTAAGTATAATACATAAGATACAACAACAGTATGGTATAACTATACACTCTCAAAAGATAGGAGTAGGTGATTCTATATTTACGGTCAGAGAGAAGTTAGTTAACCAAATTCAAAATCAACCAGCTTTGAAAGTTTCTCAGGAATGTGTTTTAACTTTATCAGGTATGTTAGGTGAGTTTAAGTTTGATAAGAATGGGAGGCCGATTAAAGATAATTATTATGAACACATACATGATGCTTTTAGATATGGTTTGAATGGTGTTTTGTCAAAACAAAAAACAAATAAACTTACAATAATAAAACCAAATTATTGAGGAGATTAAGAAATGGATACAAATGAAATGATTAAACAACTTCAGAATTTAGTTTCTGGAAATAAATCTAATGATACTCAACAGAAAGTTACAGAAGAAACAAAACCAAATGATATACAACAGACTAACCAAGTTGATAATAGTACCACACAACAGAATACGTTTAATCAGAATGAAGCTGTTCAAAAGTTAAAAATGTATAAGGAACTTGGGACAGGTAGATTTATTGCTTTGAACGCTTCGTTGCCTTATATAACAAAAATATATCCTATATGTGAACAGAAAGCTCATGCTAAACTTATTGAGGATATACAGAAAGGTAATCCAGTTAAAGATGATTATGTAGATTATCTTGAAGAAGCCAAAAATGCAGTTATGTCTGAACTAAAGAGTTTACATAGTCAAGTGTTTGATTTTAAGGCTGTTAACAAAAAAGAAGAAGATAATAATGTTAATTATAAACTTAAGGATTTTTATAATGACTATAAAAAAATGCTTCTTGAATCTACCACTAAAGAAGCGTCATTAGAGTTTAGGGATGGTTTAGAGATAGATGGTAAAGTCAGAAGTTTAGCAAAAGGTAAAGCAATGTTAGATAAGGTTGCAGAAATTACTTGACAAAAAGTAAAAAATATGTTATAAGAAAATTAAGTAAAAATTTTTACGGCAATTAAATTGCCGTATATCAGGAGGAAACATTATGGCTATTTTTTGGAATACAGTTGGTTCGGCTGCACAGAGTTCGTTTACGGACACGGAGTTTTTTTCATTTACTACTGAAGGTCAGCCTATTTCACGTGCTGCAATCAGTAAGAGTATCATGAAGAAGGTTATGCCTGAGGCGCAGTTTAGGAAGTATGTATCGAAAGTTACTGATTTTGGTGCTAATCAGTCTTCGTATTTTATCTTACCTAAAAAGGTAACAAGGGATACTTCTGTTACATGGACTGGGTCATTAAATGAGTTTGACCCGCTTCCATCTGCAAGCATGACATATAAACAGTTTGATGTGTCTGTGGATGAAAGAGGTGTTCAGTTCCCGTTTACAGAAAGAGCTAAAATCTTTTCTAACTATGATGTCGAGGCTGAGATTACAGAGCAGGCTGGCAATACTATTGTTGCTTCTGTTGAAAAAGATTTGGTAACAAATGCTTTTCCATATCTGGATATTGTAGGTGTAGCTAACAATGGAACTACAGCTGTTATATCTGGTAAATCTCTTGCACCTACTAAATCATTTAGTAATAACACTACTGCTATTTCTGTAACTCAGGTTACTTATGGAACTGGTACTATTGATACAAATACAATAGGAACTTTGACCATGCAGGATGTTTTGAATTTTGCAACTGCGCTGCGTAATAACTATTGCCCGTCTTATGCTGGTAATGGTTTTGGTAACTATCTAATTATAATGAATCAGCAGGCACGTAATAAACTCATGGTTGACCCTGTGTTTTACAATGCTGTAACTCGTTTTCAGGACAAGGAAAAACTTTATGCTGGTTATATTGGTTCTTTTTATGGCCAGGAGTTTGTTCTTGACAATGGCATGTGGATAGAAACATTCATAAATACTCTTAATGCACAGTTAGCTGGTAAGTCTGTTTGTATCTTCCTTGGTAAGGATGCTATTAAAGAGGCTATTGTAAAGCCCGAACAGGTTTTACCTCTTGAGAAATCAGACCATGGTAGATTTGCTACTTATGCTGTTAATACTTATAGAGGTGAAACTCCGATGTGGTTTAGCTCTGAAGGTCAGGCTTCTGGTGGTATTCTTGTTGGTGCGTAATTAGGAGAAATTATGACTAATAAAGAGTTTCTTGATTTCGTAATTGAAAGCAAGAAATTATCACATGATTTAACTTTGGTTAATATAGTTAATCAGTATTTTAGATTGACTATTGAACAGATAGAGAAGGTCTTGGATTTTAATTATATGACTAAGACCTTCTCTATAACTTGCCCAGCCAATACATACTCTGTCTCATTAGATACAGCTTTAGGTTTGACTAAAGTTAAGTATGTTAAATCTCTATTTAATATAGAGAATGAAATAGAACTTCTTGGTGATAAAGATGTAACACCATATAGTATTATATATCAAACAAACCATACAAATGATTATTGCATTCCTAAA